ATATCTGCTTCTTTGGCATTAGCAGCACCAGCCAGCGTTAAGATTAGGCGGGCAGTCTTAGGTAGAACAACCAGGTTATCGCCGTCAGCACGTAAGCGCCCAGCAGTAGCAAGGTCAGCACCAGCTTTGATAAAGTATTCTGCATCTTGCGGTACGTCTGTATCATCTTCGCCATCTTCATAAGCAAAACCCAAGCTACCGGTGACGGTTGCACTTAAGCCCTTGGTGATAAAGACTTGCGCGTCAGTTAAGCACCAGCCTTCTAGCAGCTCGCCTAAGTCAATCACATCACCTGCTTTTGGCGCAGTGGTCAAGTCACTATTAGCAAGTACGCCACCAGTATTGGCTTTAAGCTGATACGCTTGTGTGGTGCTATTACCGTAAGGGGAGGTCACGGTATAAAAGTGAGTCATCACTTCATTTTTTATCTTGATTGTAGCCATAAGGCTATCTCCTATTCATTTAATGATGGACTAGGCGCAGGCTTGCCCGCACCTAGCGATAGCCTTACTTGCCTCGGCCAAATGATTCAACGGCGGTATCAACCACAGTAATACCGTAGTCGGTAAACTCATGACCGTTGCCAGTGTCAATGTCAAAGCGGATTTTACTCACGCCGCGAATTGCACCAATCAATAGCTCAACCTTATCGCCGTGGTCTAATTCTTTCTCAGACCAAAAGAAAGGCATACCTGAACCTTTATGAGCTGCCATTGCTTCAGCAACAGCCTGACCACCTAAGATGAGTGAGCGGTCAACGGCAAATTTTTCACCGAATGAATCTGGTACTTTGGCACTTGCTTCTGCTTCACTGGTGTACGAGGTGCTGTACTGCATCTCATCGCCAGCATAGAAGCGAATCGGGCGCGGCATCTTAATCATGAGGAAGCCATTCCAGATACCAGCTTCACCACGGAACAATGGGTGACCAGCAGCTTGAGCGGCACGAGCCAGCGCAGCAGCTTGAAATTGGCGGAACTGTGGGTCAGTGGTGAATTTGTTGTACTGAGCTGGAGATAACATCCACACACGTAATGGGCTGTCATCTGCCATCACATCGCCTTCAAACTTGACGATAGGTGGCGGCAGTGCGATTTGGTCCATCAAGGACTTCATTGAGTCCATGGTGTCCATCTTCAGCACATCAGCGGTGGTGATATCAATCTCGCCAGCCGTCTCTTTGAATTGCTGAATACTATCGCCAGTCGCTAAGTAGTGACGGTTCTTAGTAGGCGCCTTGACACGGTTGACCAAAATTTCATTGAACTTTGGATGGTCTTTAGTTGGCACGACCCATTCAATGTTGTTCTGATAACCACGAGCACCAGCCATGTGTGTTAGCAAGGTTTGGTCAACGTAGCGAGCCATCTTCGACTCTGCTACTGGGCGACCTAGTGCGCGGAAGTCAACGGGCGAACGAATACCGGTCATCACATCACCCATATCGATTGGGAAACGTGCTTGATTGACGCGCAGTTTGTCTTCACTAAATGACATACCTTCGCCGCGACCTTCAGCAAAGTTACTGCCCATGATTGGAATACCGCCAGCAGGGTTCAGTAAGTGAAAGCTCACTTCATCGCCCGTACCTTTACCCAAGTCTTGGACTTGAACAATTGGCATGTGCTGCGTGGTTTGTTTACGAATCGTCGCTTCAGCGCCAGCAGTACCTTTAGGCATTTTGCCTGTCAGCTTTGCCATCGTGCCGTTACGCTGCATGTGGGCCGCAAACAAGCCAGCAGCTTGTACGACCATGTTTTTCTTATCGCCATATCCGGCGTGGGTTTTGGTAGCCATCTATGCCACTCCTAAAGATTGTTTAAGTATTGCTCGCGCTTCTCAGCGGACCAGTTCATCATTTCATCTGCAATATCAATCCCAGACATTGAGTCCATCTGTTCAGTGATACTGGTCGCGCCTTTATGTCCACCAGGTATGTCACTTAGGCTGGCAGGAATAGCAGGCGCGGTATTTTTGATTGCCTCGCGTGCCTTGGCTTTTAAGTCATCAGATGATGGCTTGCCAGCGTCGGCAGCAGGCGTGCTAGTTGTTGATTGCTTAAAGTTATTGAGTAGTTCGACGACTTGCTCAGCAGTACCTTGCGTTAAGACTCCATCAAGTGCGGCTTGAATGTAGGTCGGCTGTGATACCTTCCACGCTTCAAACTCGCTACTCTCAACGATAGAATCAGCATCGGTGTGTGCCTCATAAATCGTGCGCATGTGGGCTTCAGCAGCACTCTCTTGCTCTTTGGCTTGCATCGGCTCTAAAGCTTTTGCAACACGAGCATCGACTTGTGCTGATACGCGCTCATCAATCAGCTTGTTAATACCTTCTGCCAAAGCTTCCTCGGAGAAGTCTCCGAAGTAGTCAGGGTTCACGCCAGCATCGATTGCGGCTTGTGCCGTCTCAATGTCCTGCTCTTGCTGCGTTGGGGCAACAGTGGCAGGCGTTTGTGCTTGCTTGCGTAAAATATCTAACTCAGCATTGGCAGCGGCTAACGCTTCTTGTGATACGCGGTCACGTTCACGCGCTTCGACCAGCTTTTCATAAGGAATGGTGTGTACGCCATCACGAGCTAGGACCACCTTTTCACCTTCAACATCATCGTCCGACGAGTCATTAGGTGTGTCAGTGGAGGCTTCTGTGGCTGGCGTGTCAGTCTGTTCATCCGCTGCGGTATCGGCTGGCGTGTCGATACTTTCCCCTTGCGAGGTATCGCCATTCATACTCATTTCTAAGTATTGCGCTGCTTGTTGAGGCGACCAATCACCATCATCAAAGCTGTCATCAATAAAACTATTTGCATCAACTGTCATCAATCTGTCCTTTACCCATGTCGGAGGGCTACCGTTAAAAAACAGGTTTCGCCAATTAGCGTTTGGCTTGGTAACAATTTAATGCTTGGCAAGGTTTTATGCGAACCTTACAGGGGTATTGAGGCTTGCTAGCGATTGACGGGCACAAAAAAACCACCGCTAAGGGTGGTTGTATTGTTTGAATAGGTCTATCGCACTACGGTATTTTAGTTGCATCAATATTTACCATGCACGACCTATCTAGGTATCTAGGCCACTCAAATGGTTGCATCTCAAATGGTGCTGGCTCGAATTTTTTAGGCATGGCGTGAACTTCTTTCATAAGCTTCTCATAAGGACTTGGATTAGGATTGCTCGTAGTGATAACCATCACGCCATCTATCAGCTCTGCCAACTTATCCGCACCGGTTAGCTTATCCATGCACTTGTCGTAAAGCTCTTTGCTGATAGCGTCTCTTGGGTTGTTGATTGGCTCTATATTCTTATCCATCACTTCACCTCACCTTTAACAACACGCTTCTTGCGTGGTCTGCGATGTGGTTTAGCAGCATAGTAAAGCGGCTTAATAATATCATCTGCGCCGTTGGCACGTTGATGCGCTCTTACCTCTGCGTATACCATTTCTGTTAGCGTATCATTCCATGATTGCTTGCTCATCACTCCACCTCATCTATCAACTGCTGCAACGCCTCACCAATCCCCACACCTTGCGTCTTAGGCTTGGCACGAAACAGTAGTACGTCATTGTCAGTCAGCATGTCGTTGATGGTGATGCGCATCTGTGGCTTGTCGGTAGCACTCACATCATTCTGTGATAGTTCGCTTGGCGCAGACTCTAAGCTCTCGCGTATCAAGTCGCCATTAGCAGTATTAACCATCATCGTTGCTCGCTACTGGTAAAGCTGTATAGATACTCAGTGACAGTCATACCTTGCTCGCTTAGGCTTACAGCTTCCGCTTGACCATTCATAAGTAAGTCGATGTTCATGATTAAAAATCTCCTTTAAAGCTATCGACTTGCAATAGTCTTATATTGCCAACTCGCGCCTTGTTCTTCTTAAGTATCTCGTTTAGTTGTTCGCGTGCTTTATCTTCCACAAAATCATTCAAGCTACAACCAACGCGGCCTTTATATCTTTCGTGCATAACCTTAAATCCATCAACGCTGGTGCAAGCTATATCAATATCAGTGCGGCAATGTCCGTACATGCTGTTATGCTCTGTTACGATATAGCGAACCAAGCAAGTTGCGACAAGGGCTTTCGTCTCCCTCCATTCTACATCATACTGAGTATCAACAAATTCTTGCGCTTGACTAAAAGCCTCTTTAACAGTCAAATCTTTATGAATAAAAAGCTCGCGTGCAACGTATTCCAATAGCTGGATCTTATCCTCCTCTTGACTACTCATGACTCACCTCCCTTGCCAGCATGGTCAACGCTTGGTGTGCCCATTGCGAAGCGGTCTGTGGGTTGCTCTGTAGATTGAGTGTTGTTTATTCTATCGATGATATCGTTGACAGTTTTTGCGGAATCCACACTCATTATCTCCGACAAGTCTTCTAGCATTTCAGTTATCGGCTTGGTTATATTATCTAGTCCGTGATGGTGAGTGCACTCTTTCATGTTTTCAAACACAAACTTGGAGAAATCTCCGATAAGCTCGTTACGGTTTGTATATATGAACTGGCCATACATATAATCTGTTATGACTAATTTATTTAGCTTATCAGAAAGTTTGGACTTTTCATTTTCTAGTAATTCAATCTTTAATAAAAGTCCGTCTATTATTGCGGAGCTTTCTTTATGGGTTAGTTCTCTCATGATATTACTCGCTATTAGTAATCGCTAGTGAGGGTGCCAAAAGCGCATCTAGCGTAATGCGCTTGTCAGTTATAAGAAGCTATCGAATAACCTATTTGGCTTGTTTATTATATCACTCCATCGGCAAGTTATCAGTAATTGTTGGCGTTTCAATACCTTGCATGGGTGAGTTACCATCTTGCGGTACTGGTGGGAACATTGGGCTCGTATTCTTCTGTACATCGACCGCTTGCTCTGGTAATTCGCCAGCCATATCGTCAAGCAATGGCTGTGCTGGCATGTCGGCAGTAGGATAGTTAGGATCAACGCCGTAAGGGTCAGGACGCTGATAGCCTGCGCTCATCATAATCTCATCAGCAATCGGTGCAATCTGTGGCATCTGTGCAATCTGAGCGCCGCCCTGCATGGCACTATAAGCGGCCTGCACGCCGATACTGACCGACTCAGCGTCAATCTTCTTAACTTCGCTCTCCGCTTTACGCTCTTTAATCTCAAGCTCGCGTGCTTTTAAGTCCGTGTTGGCTTTAGCCAGCGCATCTTTAACCGCTTGTGCAATCTGTTCTTCAATTTGCTCAGGCGTCTGTTGCTGCTGCATGTTGCGTATATCTTCAATAAAGTTTTCTTTATGCGGAATATCCATAAGGGCAACCATATAAGGCATGGCAGCGACTTGCATCTCTGCTGGCAAGGACTTGACCGCCTCACTAAAGGCGTTCAACTGCTGACCGCGATAGCTGTTGGTGCTCGGTACGTCTTCAAGCGCGACCATTAAGCGTGTCTTGGCCACATCATTAGATAGATAGGTCTGTCCAGTCTCAGGGTCACGCTCAGGCGCATTAATCACGACGGTTCTATCTTCTGTGACAGCATCGCCAGTGATAACGACTGTTTGCGGCTCATTGCTCATGTCTTCGATAAGCATCGATAACAGTAGCTCACCTGTATGCTTGCGGCCTTCGCGGAAGTTATCCATCATATCAGCGAGTGACTGATTGCTCTGCTCGACTTGCAGCTGCTCTTGATAGCCAGACTGTGCGCTGCCAGTGCCGCCCTCAAAACTTGGGGTAATGCCAGACGTATTCTTTATAGACTGCCTATTCTCTTGGAGCATCTGGTAATGCTGGCTGGTTAATTGGTAGTCGCGGATAATCTCGAAACGTGCACCAGGTTCTTTCATGTGCTTAGCATCAAGCACAAAGTCAGCGTCAGGGCGCGCTGCTTGCTTGCGTACTTGCGCATCTGTCATCAATGTAGCGCCTTTGGTACGCTCAGTACGCGCAACACTCATACCCCAACGTAGTTTGGATAAGGCGCTATTCAAACTGTCTTGCGAGTATTTCATATCACGCACATAACCATAAGGAATGCCGGTCGCGTCTTCTCTGAATCCCCAAAACGGTACATAAGGAAAGTGAGTGTGCTGATATGGTGACTCGCTATCACTGAGTAAATGCGGTCCTAACCAGTATGAGCGACGCATACGAGTGACAGTCGCTATGATGGGCTTGGTCATGCCAGCCGCCACAGCCATCACATGATTCTCATTGTTCTCGTCATACTCAACGACACGGCCATCAGGCGTCTTGATAACCGTTGCACTCTCCCAGCGACGATACCAAATCTCAAAGATACACAGCTCTTTACTGGTTGGATTGTACCAGCGCTCTTCTTGCAAGGTATTACCACGACCTTCGCCCCAAGCGTTATGCAAGCCGCTACTCGAACCGCCATCAAAGCCCGGCATCGTGTACCAGTCATTACCATAGCGGCCAAGGCTCATGATCAGCTCTTTGTGCTCAGGAAACGACAAGGCGATACGTTCAGGACGTAACCACTTGGCACGTCTTAACCATATAGCATCGGACAAGTCAGCTTCAACGGCGCGCATATCCCAATGTATCTCGTTGCGATGAATCTTGCGGCAGCGATAAGGATATTTAAATGGGTCCGTCTCACGCGATACTTCAACCCAACCAAGGCCGCATTTAATCTGCGTCTCAAAAGCATCTGAGCACGCTTTATCAGCCTTGCTGTTACGCTCAGCTTGATTAAGCTTATAGTTAAGTGCATCTGCCACGTCTTGACCACCGACCTCACCATTCGGTGTGACACGCCAGTCAGTGCGCGTACTCGCTTCATAACCTTGAATGGCTCTGAGCGCTGGACCAATTAAGTTTTCAACGGCAGGCGGCAAGCCAAGCTCTCGCTGCTTCTTTAATAGCTCACCATCTAACTGATTGCCATCTGCATAATCCATCTCGCTATCAGCAATGGCGCGCCAGCGTGGTTGCTGCTCAATCTCATTCAGCATCTCTTGATACTCAATAAGACTGAGCGTTTGCTCATTGGCTGGCACGTCAGTCTCGTCGCTTACAACTGTCACGTTATCTATCATCGTTACTCTCCATTACATTAAGCGCCAGTCGTCAGCGTCGTGTTCTTCATAAGTGTTTGTGTTGTCTGACCGATCGAGCAAGCCAGCCTCTTTTGCTTGTGCATGCTGTCTGAGTGCATCAGCGCCTTCACTACAGCCATTCGCTTTGTTTGGTCTGTTGGTGTAGCGCATATCCTTGGTGCTAAAGACTTTCTTATAACCTTCCACGCGCTTAATACCGAGCTGGCAATCAACCTCGTCAAAGTAATAACCTTTCATCGCGGCTCTGGTCTGCTGAATGCCGTTCATAAGCTCTGAGATAAGCGGCACGACTTCAAAGACTTCACCGGGCATGAGGTCCTCTAACATCTCGCGTGTGCTCTTGTTCGTGTCTGATAATCGTTTGTGGTCAGCGTCATGTGGTAAGAAGTGGCGGCCAAACACATAGCCGTAGCTTCTAAGCTGTGCGACATAGTGCTTGAGCGTCTCATTGTGTGCTTCGTAGTATCTTATCCAGCGGTCTTGACCGTTCATGTGCTGCAAAAACCAAATAGCACAGCCATCTGAGTTGCCAATATCCCAAAACGTATCGACTGGAATGTCGAGCTCGTCAATATGACAAATACCGCCACGTTTGCGTAGCTGTAGCATATCTTTTGCGTAGTAATGGCCTTCGGTGCTGACTTGGAATGGCTCATCAGGGAATGATGGATACTCTTGCCACATGCGCTCTTCTGCGCCCACAAAGTCACTGTTCTTGATTGCCACATACCAAGCACGTTGATCGGGATCAAGGCGCATATCAATACCCATATCGCGCTTGGCTATCATCTCGACTTGATCAAAGTATTCGTGTTCTTTGTCCGTGATATCGACCGTGCGCGAATTGACGCGGTAGTTGTCTTCTTGCCACCAAGCGTAAAAATGTAGGCGGTAGTCTTTACTCGAGAGCTTCTTGCGTGAGTAAAAATGCTTTTGTGCGGCTTGAGTTAAGCGGAAGAAGTCGCCCTCACGACCTTCGGCGGTTGATTCGATGACTAAGATACCGCTGGCAGGCACAGCAGGGATTGAACCAGTCATCACCTCTTTGGCTTTGTCCGGATATTTAGCACAAATTTTGCCAAACTCTGAGATGTGCAAGCGGTGAATGGTGCCAGAACGCATCGACGTGGCCACACGTATTGATGAGTTGTTGTGCTCGAATAACAGCTCAGCAGCACTGTCACGCTTTAACGGAAAGCGCTCGCGTATCTCAACTGGCAGATTCTCATACGCAAACTTAACCTTATCCCTGAAGATAACCTCAGACGCATTTTTATCTTGCGCGATGATACCGCAGCGCTGGTCAGCGTTAAATAACGCATGGTCAAGCCATAGAATGGCGATAAGCGTAGTAAAACCAAGCTGGCGAGCCTTCAAGATGATATTACGGTGCCACAATCTATCAACAAACTTCTTTTGCGCAGCGTTTGGCTTAAACGGCACGACGTAGCTTTCGGCTTCAACGTCTTCCTCATCATCGCCCTTAATCATAATCTTATACAGACAGCCACTAAACACACGCCAATAAGGGTCAGCTAAGCATCTTGCCAGCTCAGCGGCGTCCGTTGGCAGTGGGTTTAAGGCGGTGCTGTGGATTACGTTAGGCATCTTTATCGCCTTCACGCTGACGTTTGCGCTTGGTATAAGCGACACACGCGATATCAATTACCATAAACACGACTTCGAGCAATAATTTACGTTTACGCATCGTCATCACCACTCACGCCAATACTATTGCTGGCAGGCGCGTCCTCATATTCGGGATCAGCTTTCACTACACCAAAGGCATTGCCGTTATTGTTCGCAATGCTGTGTAATAGTGTGGTGAGTGCATCGACGGGCGAGCTGTCCATGTCATCAAGGCCGTAAGCCTGGCGCTCTAATGTCACAAGCTTGGTCATCGTGTCTGCCAAGTCTTTCATGACACGGACGTGATTAGATAAGGAGGTGACACGCTCATACGCTTCAAGCGCGCTTTCATCAATCGCATTGGCTTTGAGCGCTGCAATAAACAAGTCTTCTAAGCGTGCGCGGTTGTCAGTGCCAATCTGCGCCTTTAGGTCATCAAGCAAGGTCATGGCAATGCTGCGAGCATCACCAATGTCTTGACGGTGTGATAAGCGCACGTTGGCTGTCAGCTGTGCGTTCTCTTCAATCGTTTGGTCATCGCTTTCTAATTTTTTGACTGCTCGCTCTTGTACGAGTGCGTTTGCACGTTCTTTGATGCGCTGCTTTAAGTCTTTTTTCCAAGCATGTTTTTTAGCGCGGCGTGTGATAGTCGTTGCATGAATGCCAAAATCTCGCGCAAGTTGTGCGTTTGTGCGCAAGTCTGCACGATAAAGTCGCTCGACTTCTTCCCAATCACACTCAGGCTTGTCGTTTTTTTTACTCATATCATGCTCCAAACACCTTATATAGCATGATGTTAGAGCCTGTACGTGAAAAGTGCGAACCTTATAGGGGTAAGGACGCACGCTGTGCAAGCTGGCGTGCAATTTAATGCGTGTTTAATGCGATTTCTCGCAATCGTAAATCAATAGACGTAAAAAACCTCGAATAATTCGAGGTTAATAGCTAAAACAAGACAGCCTAAACCGTCTGTTGGTTTTTTGACATCTCTCTTATCGCTTTACGCATGTTCTTGAACTCAAGCTCTAGGTTTGCAGTTGCTTGCGCTGCATGGTGACCAATTTCTATATTACTATACTGCATAGCATCACCCATCATCTGCTTACCAAGCTCTCGCGCTTCCTTCGGTGTCAGTATAAGCACTAATCGGTCAATCTCTATAACAACACAACCGTCATTAAGACCACTGCGCGTTATCACTCGTGCTGGCTTGTGAATGATAGTCGGTACATAGACGCCACGCTGTATGCGATGTATCTCACCATCATTAGCGAGCGTCGTTAAGTTGTCATCAATAATCGTCTGCTTTAGATCAAGTATTTTTGACAGCGTTTCGCGTGTGACTATCTGCTCCTGATTATGCAAATCAATAACCGCGTCCAATACTCTTTGCTTGTTCGTTATCTGCATGTGATTCATCCTCAAAATAATATATAATCGACATGCGATAACATTGCTCTGTTACTTGCCAGCTCCAAAGCACTCATGCGACCAACATGGGTGCTTTTTATTTACTTCCAAAAATCAAGTGCTAACATAATCAAAACAGCAATAGCAGCTTTTACCATCACCGCAATCACATCAGCCCAAGGAATAGGCCAAAAATGAATAACAAACGCTATCAGTAGGCACACGGTCACAATCCATTCAATACGATAAGTATTAGTCACTCGCTCGCTCCTTTAACAAAATCACTCACCCATGGGTTATCTGCCAAACGACACCTAAACCTTGATTGACTGCCAAAATTAACCATCACACCAGCGCCATCCTCTACGTTCTCATCAATCAGCACCGATTCAATCTTGCTGGTATCTATGTAGATGGTATTCCCCGAAAAATTTAACGCCTTAACCAAGCGCTTTGATGACTTGCCAGCCTTGTACGCGAGTACAGCAACGACACTGCCGTACATCAGCATGAAGACAAAGCTAAATAATGTATAAGTCACTTGCTCGCCTCACTTATTGGCACAAACTTCACAACCTTGTAGGCTGCCTTAATCAAGCCAATCACATTGTCGCTATCAATAGCTTTTTGGAGTTCTCGAATAGCTACGACCAGATCTTCGCCAACTTTTATTGGCACACTGTCAGCAGGTACGGTACTGCCGCACTTAGAGCAAACTGTCACTAAGATAGTTTCAATCTTGTCTTGCGTACCCATATCCCACTGAATACCACCAAACGTCTGCGCTGGCGTGTCATCGTTGAATGTGTCGTCAATTACTGGTTTGCTATCATGAGCTGGCAAGCTATCTACATACTCATCAAGCGTTCGCATACCAAGTCCTGCCAGCGTTTTAGATGTGCTTTTATCAACATTTTTCTTATCTAAATATTTAAGCTCATAACTTTCGAGTAAGTCAGACTTAGATAGCGAGTATTTGCGCTGACTACCTTCTTCGCTACAGATGACCATGCCATGCTTATCCAGCCCATAAACCTGTATGTACTCATTACTTCCTACTTCTTTCCATAACCCTGCTTTAATCTCACTCATTGATAGATTCCTCATATTCGTTTAACGCTTGAATTAGCAATTCAACTGGTTCACTCATTCGCTCTGCCCAATACATCTCTCCGCAATCATTACTATCGTCATAATCCTTTGACGACTGCCTTAAACTCTTAGCCGCTTGAATTAGCGCCTTTAATTTCTCAGTCATTGATAGCCCTCCTGCCTTGTTCGATTAACGCTGCATCAATCAATGCTTGCTCGCGCTGTGTCTGATTGTCGCCCAGTTGTACCGGCAGGTTTTTAAACGAGCTGATACAGCCGTCAATATCAACTGTGCCTGTGACTGCTCTAGCTGTGCCCGTGAGCATCTTTACTTCTATCTTCATTTTTATGCACCTGGTTAAGTTTCAAATATTTCAATATCTAAAATCAGTTTCATTAACTTGCGCTTTATCTGATAAACGTCTGTTTTCTTGCCCTTGACATCTTCAACCACCTCACACCCCTTATCACAGTCAAAATAAACAAAGTCTGCCAGGTAGTACGTGCCAACCATGCTTGAGCCGTCGCTAAACTTCTGCTTTGGTATCAAGTCGTAGCGAACTTGCAGTCTTAAATCTTTAATCTTGCCAGCGCGAACGAGTAACTTTAATTGCGCGTAGCGATTCGTTTCCTTGGTTGAATCAAACTTAACGTTATCAACCACTTTTTTGACCGCACCAAACTTGTTTTTAGGCTTTCCGCTGATTTCTCTGACCAACTGCTCCAGACTGGAAGGTCTTTTACTGCTTTTGCGTGCCAATTTCACACCCTCCTGCCCTTTAGATTGTTCTTACACCCGAATGTACCGAACCGATATTAAGTGAGCTTAAATCGTCATACAGTGCGCCACCTTCTCTATCCCACTCACACAACTTGCCGTTGTCACGCACGCCGTCTATCTCAATCGCACTCGCTGAATAACGCTGTAGCTTGCTGTTGTACGTCAGCCCTATGACAAAATCGCCTGCCTTGGTCACTGCGACGTTTTTAAAGTACGTCATAGCGTTCGGCCTGCCAGCCTTGACCGCTTGCTGGCGTGCTGCGTACTTAGCTTCGCCTGCGGTATAGTCGGCTGGGTCTTTTTTCACTTGTCAGCCTCAAGGGGGTAGCGAGCTAAAAGGCGATCTCGTAGCTCAATAGCTTCATTGTTTTTTAGGTGCGAGACTATTAAGCGCGAAAAATGCCTTGGCTCCGCGCCACGATCTTTATTATTTACCTCGTCCT